AAATAAAAAATATAAAGATTCACTTATTTCATATGAGTGGTGTTTAGCTAAGGATGATATATCACCTCAACAAATTTTCGATAAGCATAAGTATGGTGGAAGTAAAGGTAGAGCAGAAGTAGCCAAGTATTGTATTATGGATTGTGAACTTTGTATTCATTTACTCTTACAATTGGATATGATTCCAAATAATATTGGTATGGCATCTGTATCATGGGTTCCAATATCATATATTTTCCTTCGTGGTCAAGGTATCAAAATTAATTCAATTATCACAAAGGTATGTTCTGAAGAAAAAACACGTATTCCTACATTGGTTGGTTTTAAAGATGGACAAAATGATGATGGTTTTGAAGGAGCAATTGTTTTGGATCCTAAACCAGGAATATATTCAGATGATCCTGTTAGTGTTTTGGATTATGCTTCACTTTATCCTTCATCTATCATAGAAAAGAATTTATCACATGAAACATTTGTTGGAACGGAAGAAGATATTAAAAATAATCCTGATCTTATAAAGGTAATTGAGGATAATGGTGGGTTTGATAACTTCTGGGCAATTGAATATGATGATTATATAAATGAGCAAAAAGGTAAAACAACACATAAGAAAAAAGCAGATACAAAAACAAAATGTTATTTCTTGAAAAATAAACGTACTGAAGATGATAAGATTATAAAAGAATCAATGGCTATTATTCCAAAAGTATTACAAACATTCCTTGATGCTAGAAAATCTACACGTAAAAAGATTAAACTTACAAAAGATGAAAATAAAAAGAAGGTTTTAGATGGTTTACAGTTAGCATATAAAGTTACAGCAAACTCTGTTTATGGTCAAATGGGTGCTAAAACAAGTCCAGTATTCTTTAAGAAGATAGCAGCATGTACAACAGCTATTGGTCGGCAAAGAATAGATGATGCGAGTATTGGTGTTAAAAGATGGGCTAAAGAAGCAGGTTATGATGAACCAGACATTGTTTATGGAGATACAGATTCTGTCTTTGTAAAATTCTCTAGAAAAGATAAAGATACTGGAAAAATACTCGAAGGTAAAGATGCTCTACGTTATTGTATTGATTGTGGGGTTAAAGCAGGAGAATGGGTAACAGAAAATATGTTACATTATCCACAAGATCTTGAATATGAAAAAACATTTTATCCATTCATTCTTATAGCAAAAAAGAAATATACAGGAGATAAATATGAGTTAGATCATGAAAAACCGAAAGAAAGAACTTCTATGGGTATTGTTATGAAAAGAAGGGATAATGCTCCTATTTGTAAATATGTTTTTGGAAATGTAATAGAAATTATTATGAATAAACGTAGTCTAGACTTAGCAATTGAATGGTTGAAAAAAACACTTCAAGAAATAAAAGATGGTAAGATGGATAAAAGCTACTTTATGATATCAAAATCTTTGAGAGGATTTTACAAAAATCCGGAAGGTATTGCTCATAAGGTTCTTGCAGATAGAATGGCCGAGAGGAATCCAGGTAATAAACCAAAACCAAATGATCGTATCCCATATGCTTACATAAAACTTAAAGATACAGATATTTATGATTATAATAACCTTTATAAAAGTGGTCCTAAAAAAGGTAAACCAAAGCCTAAAAAGATACTACAGGGTAATCGTATTGAGCACCCAGATTATATTGAGGAAAAAGGGTTAAAACTGGATTACGATTTCTATATCTCTAATCAGATAATGAATCCAGTAAAGCAAGTCCTTGATTTAAAGAAAGATGAAAATGAAACAAAAGCATTCTTTTCTCAATTTATAGAATCTATATAATATCTTCTTGTGTAAAGTTAATTCCTTAATATTTTTTTCTTTTATATTATAATATTATAAAAATGGGTGGTGGAATAATGCAATTAGTAGCATATGGTGCTCAAGATATTTATTTAACAGGGAACCCACAAATTACATTTTTCAAAGTTGTTTACAGAAGACATACGAATTTTTCTATGGAGACAATTAAACAAAATATTAGTGGTCAGTCTTTTATAGGCGTTGATAATGTAAATAATAAAGCTACTGTAACTATTTCTAGAAATGGCGACTTAGTTACGGGTGTTTTTGTTTTAGCGAAACAAAGAGATGTTAATAATACTTTTAGTTTGTGTGGAGATAGTATCGTAGAAGATGTAGAAATAGAAATAGGTGGTCAAAGAATAGATAAGCATTTTAAAGAATGGAATCAAATATGGAGTGAATTAACTACGCCAGTTTCAAAAGCAGATGGATATAAATATATGTCTGGTTCTTTTAATAATAATTTACTTACTGGAAATGATACAAAACAGGATATGATACGATATCCCTTAAACTTTTGGTTTTGTCGTAATCCGGGATTAGCATTACCATTAATAGCTCTTCAATATCACGAGATACAAATGAAATTTACATGGGGTGTTGGTTATTATGATAGTTCTAAAAATGATAATTTAACAAGAACAACACAGGGACTTACAGAACAACATTCAGTAGAAGTTTGGGCGGATTATGTATATTTAGATACAGATGAGAGAAGGCGTTTTTCTCAAGTTTCCCATGAATACTTAATTGAACAATTACAGATACAAAAAGAAAAAGATGTTTCGGCAGAGTCTTTTAAATTAAACTTAGAACATCCTATTAAAGAAATTATATGGACAACACCAACAGATTCACCTATGACAGATCACAAGATAAAAATGTCAATTAATGGTCACGATAGGTTTTATGAAAGAGACAAAGAATATTTTATGTTAGAACAACCCTATAAATATCATACATCTATACCCGGATATAATATTAAAGAAAGAGAAGAACCGGTGTTACTAAATGAATCAATCTTTAGTAAAGAATATACATTTCACAGTTTTATTGTTAGTGGTGTTAATAATGGTATTCCAACATTAGTAAATTTAGACAGCGATGGTGCGGACATTAGTTATGTGAACGTATTTAACAATCTAGAATTAGATGATAGAACTAGTAATTCAAGTACATTAACAACTAATACATCAAAATTTCTTTTTATTAGTGGGGGCGGATCACCAAATCCTACGATGGATTTTAAAGTTGGAGATATTGTTCGTGTTAATTATTATGATAATACAGATACAAAATATCATGTTCGTAATTTAACCGTTCTAGAGGTATTTAGAAGTAATACACTTATAAGTGAACATACTATTTATGAAATAAAGTTTAATGATAGTTTTGCTTTAACAACACATGAGAATGATAAAGTTAGCTTTGAGATAATAGCGCGTGTTCAGAATCCTGTTTCTAGATGTTCACAACTTAAAAAAGATATCTATGTTTATTCTTTTTCTTTAGAACCTGAAGAACATCAGCCTAGTGGTTCGTGTAACTTTTCAAGGATTGATAGTGCGAAGTTATTGTTTAATAAAACAGCTACATTAAGTAATATATATGCTGTTAATTATAATATTTTGAGAATTATGTCGGGGATGGGGGGATTAGCTTATTCAAGTTAAATATAATTATAATTAATATAGGTATATTAAAATGGGTGGAGGATTATTACAATTAGTCATCAAAGGTAAAATGGACACATACTTGACTGGAAACCCTGAATTTACATTTTTTAAAGCAGTTTATAGAAGACACACAAATTTTTCTATTGAATCAATAAGACAGCAAATTACCGACAAAGGAAAGGGTGAAAGAGTTATAAAATCAAAATTATCGCGTTCTGGAGATTTAATTGGTAAGATACATGTTGAAGTTAAATTATATAGAGGAGATGCGAGAAACACAACAGAAGGAGGAACTTATTTAAATTGGACTAATAATACAGGTCATGCTTTTTTAAAAGAATGTGAATTAAAGATTGGAGGTCAAACAATCGATAAACAAACCTCTAAATGGATGGATATATATAATGAAGTTTATGATAAAGATGAACAAGAATGGATCGGGTTAAATAAACATCCTGGAAAATATGGATATTTAAAAAAGGGTAGTCGTAGTGAGGATCCTCATTACCTAAAACTTTATATCCCATTACATTTTTGGTTTTGTGATAATCCTGGATTATACTTACCAATATTAGCTATAACGAAACATGAGGTTGAATTACATATGTTGATAAGATCAGTTGAAAATTTATTTAATTTAGATGGACAACTTGCGTTTACAAACACAGAACCCGATGTAGAGTTATGGTGTGATTACATCTTTTTAGATGAAGATGAAAAAAGAAAATATATATTAGAAAAAAAAGCATATCTTATACAACAAGTTCAAGTATATGAAAAGGACATGGAATTAATCAATAACATAAAATTTTATCATCCTGTAAAACAGCTTTTATGGGTAGTTCAAGAAAAGAATGTTAATTCGGAATCTGGTAATGGGGCTTCAGATACAGATGCTATTTTAAACATTTCAGGAGAGTTACAGAATAATAAAAATGATTATTTTAATTATCAAGCAAACTCACAAGGGAATAAGGAAATGATTTATTCCGTTCCTTCTTATGAACCTTTTAGAACAGCAAAACTACGAATAAATGGTATTGATCGTTTTTATGAAAGAGACGCAAGCTACTTTAGAATATTACAACCTTTAAATAGCGGATTAAAAATTCCTGGAAAACATATTTATATGTATAGTTTTTGTTTAAATCCGAAAGAATTTCAACCTAGTGGTTCATGTAATTTTTCAAGAATAGATGATACCGAACTTATATTTACAACAAACTATAATTTTGTTAATGAAAGATTATGTATATATGCTATTAACTATAATGTTCTCGTTGTTTCTTCAGGTATGGCAGGTTTAGTATATAAATAATTACTCTTTTTTTATTTCATCTCTTAATTTTTTTATTTCTTCTAAAAAGAATTCTTTCATTTTTTCTCTTTCATCTTTTTCTTTTTTAAGTTTTTCTTCTAATTCCCTTACTTTATGGTTAGTTTCTTGTAATCCTTTAACAAGATACGATGTTAATTTTGAGTAATCAATAGTAAGTAATCCTTTTTTAGGCTCTTTATTTATTAATAATGGGAAAATTTTATGAACATCTTGAGCTATAAAACCAACGTCTTTATTTTCACTAGATTTGAGTGTATAAGATACTGGTCTTAATAAATTTATTTTTTCTGTAATATTATCATCCATATCTACAATATCTTTTTTTAGTGATACATCTGAATACCGGTATACACCTCTAACATAAAGATCGTATAAGATTTTAACTTCTGCATTAAAGTATAATTTTCTTTTTTCATCTGGCGCAAGAAATTCTCCATATTCTCCATATATCAAAGAGGCGTCTCCTCTTCTAGTTACTGGGTCAATATAAAGCCTACCCTTGGCTTCATCTGGCGCAGTAGGGCCAGCCATGGATCCTATACATGTGGTATATGAACCTTCAACATAATACCCTGCATAATGACCAATACAAACATTTCTTACACCCTTTTGATTCTTATAACATGTTCTCGCCCCTACACATACATTAGTGTTTCCTATAGTATTAAAGTATCCAGCTTCATAACCGATAAATGTATTATACCCTAGACCCACAGTTGACGTAAAACCGGTTTTGAATCCATAAAATGTATTTCCTGAAAGAGTTGTATCACTTTTTATACCATTACCACTCTCATAACCAAGATACATACTGCTGTGTTCTGATGTTATATTCACATTATTAATAGATGTAAGTGATAAAGTCCCATTTGACGGTATTGTTACAGAATTAGAAAGGGTTCCGGAATAAATAAAATCACCTATTACTGTAAACGTTCCATTTATATTTACTATTCTTGATGACATGTCTCCGTAAATCAATGATGTATCCCCTCTGTTAGAATTATCTATATATAAACGATCATTGGTAACGGCACTATTTTCTTGAGGTCCAGCAAGACTACCAATACATATATTTCTGTGACCACTAGACAAATATTCACCAGCACTATATCCGATAGATATGTTATCATCACCACTAATATTATTAACACCAGTGTATGGTCCCAAAAATGTATTGTTATTACCAGTGGTAGTCAAATTTCCACTTTCTACTCCTATAGAAACATTATTCTTTCCACTTGAGACACTGGTTAAAGCAGTGTATCCTAATGCAATATTATGTTCACCATTATTCGTTACACCAGACAATCCCCGACATGCACTAAAACCTATACCAATGTTATTAGAACCCGAATTACGATATCTTAAGGCATATGTACCGACCCCTACATTTTGTGTTCCAGAAATAGATTTACCACAATCTCTACCTATTAAAATATTATAGTTGTTTGTAATATTTTTACCAGACTCTGCCCCTATACAAATTGAATAATTAACATTTCTACTATTAGTAGTCCCTTGTAGACAGTCTTTTCCTATTGCAACATTATGTGAACCACTTATAAACTGACAATTATTATAGCCAATACCTATATTATGTATACCAGTGCTAGGCCCATCTAAAAAATTATATTTACCAATTGCTACGCAATTATTATAAGATGTGGAACTTGAACCTTTAAGGTTGTTACTACCAACCGCTACATTACTGTGACCATTTGTTAAAAATATCATATTTCCTAAACCTATAGATGTATTATAATCTCCTGTGGTTAAATCAACTAAATTATGATAACCAAACGCAGAATTTCCAATTGCCCCTTTCGTAATACTTAAATGTTTTCCATATGTTCCAAAAAATGTGTTGTATTCCATCACTGTAAAGTCTACATTGTGACTATTGCTTGTAAAAAATAAATTGTAATTAAAATTTGTTCTTCCAACCGATGGATTGACATCTATATTAATATCTTCTAATGTTAGTGAAGTGGCTGTTATTGGTCCTACTAATTCATTTACCGTTAAATTCCCTTCAACATTTAATCCTCCTTTAACATTCAAATTACCACAGTCTGCTACGTTATTAGATATAACAACATTAGCATTCAATATTAAATCTTGATTATCCCCACTCTGATTACCATAAATAAGTGAATTTGTCCCCAGAGGAGAAGCACTCCCACGACAATCAATAATTAAAGCATTTGTTAATGATGAGTCTGAACTATAACCAGTATTGTAACCAATACATATGTTGTAATCACCAGAAATACCTTTTCCCGATTGTGATCCAATAAATGTATTATACTTGACCCCTGAAGTTCCATAAGAACCACTACCATATCCTATAAATGTATTATCATCTTGATGACTATTAATACCTCTTCCAGCACTTCCTCCTATTATAGTTGAACGAGAACCCCTCCCTTTAGAAAGATTACCTATTACAATAGTATCATCGTAGGCATCTGCTGATTCTAAACCATAACTATCATTAGAAATAACTAAATTTGTATCGTTTCCACTAGGTGAACCTGGTGAATAAATTTTCCAAATAGACCCCTGTGAAATCGTGTTGGCCTTAGCTTTCCCGTAGAAAAATATCTCCCCCCCTTGAACTTCGAGTGTCCCACTGATTGTAACTTCCGCATTAAAATTTAAAAGATTTGTAGACCCACCCTGATCACCATAAATAAGTGAATCTTCACCTTTATAATTACCCAAAGTATCTATAAATAAAAGGTTACTATCGTCGGCATAAGGACTCGACCCCGTCTGATACCCAATACATATATTGTTATAGGAGTCCCGCAACCATTTCCCTGCTTCCTTTCCTATAAATACGTTATAATCACCCGTTAAATAGTATCCTGCGTCCGACCCAATCACAACATTTTCAGAGGCGGTCTCGAGGCGATAACCTGCCTGTTTTCCGATACATACGTTATAATCACCTTTTAACTGTTTTCCTGCTTCAAATCCAACCGCAACATTATAATTACCTTGAGCGCCCAAGTTTCCAGCAAAATTTCCAATAAATGTGTTTCCTTCACCATCTGCTCCGTTTAATTGCGAGAGGCTGGAACCCGCGCCCCGCCCTACAAGTGTATTACTATGTCCTGGATTAGTTGGCATATTCATTCCTATCATAGTATTAGCATAATGATTGGTATCCACAGATGAAGAAGGGATACCGCGATTTTTATTAGTTAACTGAATGTTTGAATTGATGGTGGTGTTTCCTTTAGGGAAATTAAGTTTATAGTGACCAGACTCAGAGCCCCCAATGCACCATATTTTTATCTCCCCCCCTTGAACTTCGTGTGTCCCCGTTGTAACAATATTTCCATCAAATGTTAGTGTATTTGAACTATGTGTAATTGTGATATCCCCACTATCAAAGTTAATAACACCCCCATTATTAAAGTTAATAACACCCCCATTATTAAAGTTAATAACACCGCCTTGAGCATCAAGTGTCCCTGAAGTAATTATATCTCCACTGTTGTTAATAGTAACTCCACCAGAAGAAGATCCTCCGATAAAATCTATACTCGTTGTATCTTTCATTTTAATCATAGATTTTGTCCCATTACTGTCCAGACCCACAAATTCCATATCAGCATTAACCTGTTGACTTTTAAATTTTACACTATCAATTGTACTAGTATCAATACTCAGGCATTCATCTTCCCCCTTTTTAAAATTATATATACCAAGTCCGGACTTAAAATCCAGGAAGCTAGTCTGTGTATCTAGAGTTAGTTCGCCAGTCTGAGAATAAAGATACAATGGTGTCCCTTTTGATTGAACAATACTTTGTAATGAAGTTTGTTTTATAAATAAATATTTATTACTATCATAACCATTATTATTACTATTTGGAATTCTGAATATAAGAGAATTCTCATTTCTATCCCATGACATAATACTGTATTCAGTGTCTCCTTTGAAATATACATTACCACCGGTAGTTAAATTTCTAAAATAACCATCAAACTCTATATTATCATTGTTTATTTGTCCTGTTATATAGCGAGAATCATTAACAACTGGTGATAAAATGGCAGAAGTTCCCAATGGGTTTTCTGTAAGGGTTATATCTGGTAAAGTGCTTGAAGAATAACCTAACCCGTTATTAGTAATTGTAATACTATCTACTTGACCGTTGCTATTAATTGTACAAGTGGCTGTGGCGGTGAAATTTTCTCCAAAAGGAGAAGGTGAAAATGTTATTTCTGGTGGGCTTGTGTAACCACCTCCTGAATTAATGATAGTTATACTTTCTATGATACCTTTTTTCACAGATATTCCATCATCATTAATTGTTAATGCATCAACCCCATCCTGAATATTAAATTGGATTGATGTATCTCGTCCTGTCTGATTACTTTGTGTTTTAATAATTGTTTTTTTTAAATTATTAGAAAGGTCATATTCATTTGTTATGTTTAAATTTTCGTTGTCATCTTTCCCTATATTTATATAATGAGATGAATGCTGACCACTTTTTGAATAGACTTTAAAATTTTCTGATGTATTTAGTATAATACTCTGTTCTGCATTATTCACAATTAAACCATTGGTATCCAATGTTAAACCAATTCCAAGTATAGAAGATAAAAAATTAGTCATAGTAGGCATCTTTGTATTTTCATCACTATTTGAATAAATTAATATTTTATCATCCTGAGGTTCTAAAGAATAATTAGAAGTATCTGCGTTAATATCATGTGTTGACAAATCTAATTCAACTGATACATTATTTGCTAAATTACCACCACCTGTTAATCCAGGACCAACTTTTAAACTTGTTCCATACGGTCTTGTGTTAGATAGAATATATGTAGAAGGTCCGGAAAAAGAACCATTATTATTATTTGAAAGGACAACATGTGCGTTTTTGGTAGAACTATCATAATTTGTTATTACACCTGTAAAACTATCATCAATATCATAGATACCATAACCATAAGAAATAAATAACCAACCTTGATAATGATTATTAATATTGCTAGATTCGGGATATCTTGGATTTTCTGTATCAGCTGAAATCTGTCCAAGTAGGAGAGAATAATTACTATATGTCCCTGTAAAACCACTTTCTGGATATTTTACTAATTTATAAATTGTAGTTGTATTTGTAAGTGGTATAGAATTTTCTGTGGGGCTATTTCCAGTATTAATATATAATCTTCCATTAATATTATCATAATGTCTAACAACACCATAAAATTTAGACCATGAAGTAATACTTGAGTCTTTATTTGTTAATTCAACTGTCCACGAACCGTTTGATATTTGTGATACTAATGGAGATGAACCATCGTCTATGAGAGAAGCGGTTTGATTGATTTGTATGTAACTAAATTCTGTTGTTGATCCTGTAAATCCTTCACCTGTACAAGTTCCTTCAACTTTATCTAATCCCCATCCTTCAAGTGTCATTTTACTCCATTCTAATTTATTTTGTGAAGAAATAGGGACATCTATAGTAACTTTTGGGATATAACCCCTACCACCATCATGTAATTCTATAGAATCTATTTCTCCATTAGAATCTAAATTGGTAATTTGAATACTTGCTGGTATGATTGTATTGTTCGATAATGAAAATATACGATTAATGTGAGGACCAGATGGAATTTCATCTGACCAATTTACAACAATAACATTATCTACTCCTTCTGTGGTGGGGTATCCAGTTATTATATTCGCTGTTGATGATGTTATTGTTCCTTGATAAAGGTTGCTATTAATATCTACATAAATAGTCCAATTTTGAAAATAATTATCAACAATATAATTATCTTTTTCTTCATTAAATACTATGGTAACTCTTATTGTTATTTCTTCATCGTTATTTATATTCATTGAACCACTGAAGTGTCCTTCGCTCAATTTATATTGAGTTAAAGTTGTTATGGGTTGTTTAAAAACACTTGAAACAATTGCTGTTTTATCTGATGAATCATATTCATGAATAATTCTTTTAAAATTAGGATTGATTGTTTCAATAATCCATCCTCTATAATAATTTTCAATGCCTTTAGCATTTGATGAAAGTATAATGGTGGAGTCATTTATATCTGTATTACCTCCAGCATTACCATTTTCTCTTAATTTTCCACCTGTCATATTTACTTCAGTCCTTACTTCAGGAATATAATTTGGATCATAACCCTGACCTCTATTATAAATAATTGCTTCTGTAATTACACCCTGATCATTTGATGACATTCTTATCACACCTCCATAACCAACGCTATTAATACGTAATACATCTCCTACGGTCCCTTTAGTAGCGGGTAGTTCCATCGTATAACCAGGTGACTGAGTATTTATAGCTGGTCTAAAACTAGAATAATTTGTATATCTAGAAGTATTCAGTCTCAACTCTCTACTTTTGAGTATATTTGTGTTTCCTGTAGCATCTATTTTTAAACTATCATGTTTTCCACTATTTATATCGCTACCACCAGTATTTGAAAAAAGGATTTCACTTCCAATATAATTATTGGAATAACTCTTTTTATAGGTATTTACATCAATACCAGCGGTATCTATGTAATCTCCATTAACATAAGCTTCATATGATATTACACCTATATGATTTCTATGATATGTTTCTGTTTTGCTTTGTCTATTTCCTCTTGCTCTAGAAAAAACTAAATCAACAGCACCTTCATCATCATTTTTTACAACATCAAATGTCAGCTTACCTGTATTTGTCTGTTCATTAATACCATTGATATTTTTGTCAGAATTAACAATAAGTGTTTTATTTGATGAGACTACTCCAGATGATACTTGTGTGAGTTTTGATAGATCACTCTGTTTCAATACAGTGTAGCTTCCACCACTTTTATTTACTAGTGTAAAGTCACCTCTAAAAGATATATCTCTTGGAATGTCTATACTTCTATCTAGTATACTGGCCATAACACTAGAAGCCCTACTAATACTTAATGAAGATGCCATTGTGAAACTCTATATTATATTATTGTAAAATTATAATTTTAAATAAACTATAAAAAATATTTCTATTAGTTATATGGAAAGAGAAAAAGATAGTTCTGGTAACATAAGATTTTATATATTAATATCTTTTTTATTATTAATATCAGTAGTAATGTCATACTTTAATTTAAAAATGAAAACATTAGCCCCTACCTTTGAAAATGCTAACTATGACAATATTTTGAAACATATAAATATGTTAAAAAATTCTAAAAGATACTTAAAAAATAAAAAATGATTATATATATAAAAAAATGGAAGGGGATAATTACAGAAACTTTGATATTGTTGTCAGTAAGATGAGAAAGTTTTTTAAGGAGGTTAAGGGATTTAGAGAAGTCCATCCTCAAAACAAAAAATCAATTTTGGCAGCTTGTGAAGATCCAAAAACTATCGCTACTTATAATTATGAAGGTCAAATTTGGCCTCTTCCCCAAACAGGACAGATGTGGCTCGAACACTATCTACTAGAACATCCTGATGAAAATGGATTCTTTTGCGTATCTACATCATACCGCAATGAACCTGATCCTATCCCAGGACGTCATGACAGGATATTCCCTATGTTTGAGTTTGAACTAAAGGGGGGTATTGATGAACTACGAAAAATGGAATGCGAACTACTTGATTACCTTGGTTTTCAGAGAAAGGAAGATGGGACATTTCCATCAGATGATTATGATAATGTGTGTAAGGCATTTGGCGTTGATGTTGAAAAGGGTGAACTAGAAAATGAACATGAAGAACGCCTAGGAAAAGAACATGGTCCTGTCTTCTTTCTTGAGAACTTCCCTGAGAGAACATCCCCATTTTGGAACATGAAGCTTCATGATAGCAAGCTCCATTCTAACAAGATTGATGTTATTATGCATGGAATTGAAACTATTGGAAGTGCCGAGCGTAGTTGTGATCCTCAGGCAATGCGTGAAACCTTTTACACTATTTCTGGTGGTGAATACGCAAACACTTTATTCGCACAGTTTGGAAAGGCTCGGGTTGAAGCAGAACTTGAAGAATTCCTTAAGAAACCATTCTTCCAAAGATCGGGTGGTGGTATTGGTGTAACTCGTATGATTCGTGCTATGAAGCTTTCAAATCTTCTAAAGGAAAACTAAGCATTTTTAAACTCTTCTCTTAACTTCATTAATATTTTTCCGTGATTATTTTCGCCTTTATCTTCTTTTGTTACACCCCAGTAGTCATCTATTCTAAATCCTTTATGGATTAGTAGTTTTTCTTCGGTATTTATCAATTTTTCGATAAATTCTACATTTGATTGATAGTATTCTCTTGAAATTTCTTCCATTATCTTTAATCTTACATTATTCCAATCACTTCTTAAAGTAAAGTTGTTTTCCTTAAATGATGTCGGACCACCGAATTTTTTAGCATCATTTGGAGTTATTACATCTGCGACATTTGTTGAGAATGCCAACCGGTATTCTTCAACCATCGGATCATCATCTGCTACTTTTTGTGCGTGGAAAGCATGTTCAACTGTTGGATATTCCATACCATTATACTTGAAAGGATTTGCTATATTAAATGTAGAAAGCCATTTGTTTTCTTTAGAATTACTGTAGTAATATAGTTTCCCTTGTTTTTCTGGTTTAGGAGATTCTTTAGTTTCTAAAACTTCTTTTAGAACGTCTTCCTCCATTTGTGGTTCAGGTTCATATTCACCCTTTCTTATTTGATCTTTAGGGACATAAAATGTTTTTTGATTTTCATCAACAATTTTATACATCCCTTTTACTTCTGTTGAACTCTTTATAAATCCAGATTTAATAACATCTTTATTATACCAGTGAACAATATCACCTTGTGAAAACTTTATATCATTATCTTCTATAGGCTTCTTTTTCTTTTTTATTATTTTCTTTTTTTCACTTTCTACTTTATTCATTAGTGTTACTTCTGGCTTTTTAACCATATGATATGGTTGAAATGTTTCTATCAAATTTTTAATTTCTATGTATTCTTCATTTAATCTTTTGACAAGTAAAACATATTCTTTTCTTAATAATACTTTTTCACTTTCTTCAAAGTTATTAATAACTTTTAATATCTCTCTACATCTTTTAGTCTTTTCTACTCTACTTCTGTAAAAATTTTCAATATCTTTTTTTTTATTTTGAACATTCATTTTGTAAAAATTGTCTGTTATTTTTTTCATTTCTTCTTCTATCTTTTTTCTTTTTCTAGTATCTTTTTCAATACTATCAGAAACATCCATAAATTCATTTATCTTCTCTAAATTTAACCCTGCTTCAAGTTCATTTTTCAATAGGTCCATATCTTTTTCATAATGAACATATTTGGGGAAATTAATAACTATTTTCATCCCACAATCTTTATCACCATCTTTTCCTCCACAACTCAAACTAACTTTATCGTATTCTTCTTTGAATTCTTTATTTGTAGGACATCCTTTACATCTTAGAAAATTGTCTTTTGTTGATAAAAATTTAAGTTTTTCATCGTAAAAAATACTTATACTTTCTAGATAATAATCAACATCACTTTGCTTTGACATTATTCTTTTATAATTATAAATATATTAAAGTATGAACTCATTATTATTTTTTATAATATCTTTCAGTTTATAAATTTTTCCTTCAAATTCTTTTTTTCTTTCTTCTTTTTCTTTTTTGCGTTTATTAAGAAAGTACAATCCGATTATTAGAATACATAATCCTAAAAAATTAAATAGTGAATTGTAACTAAATTTATAATCTATATTTTTGTGTTTAGATAATACCGGTTTCTTTTCTTTTAAAAATATAGATGAATTTTCTTTAAAAATTTCTTCTAAGTCAACTAGTTCTGGTTTCATAGTAGGTTATAAAAAAATATATAATAAGAAAAGATATCAAACAAAATCATCAGTTTGAACAGAAATATAAAGGTAAAACAACATACTTATCGCAAGTGTTACAAGCCAGAAAGGAATAATTGTTTTTTTTTCTCCAACACCAAAGTCTTTAAAGTTTCCTTTTTCATCAAAACAAAATGTGGGTTTGTAATAGTAAACTAAAGCATTTATTGCTACATAAAATAATAAAACTTTTTGCATCTTAGAATCAATATCAAACATTTATATATTACAAATATAATATTTAGTAAAATATTCATCCACAAAACCATTGATATGTAGGCACCTGTATTGTATTTACAAACTTTACAGTATTAATTTCACCTTTAACGCTTTTTCCATCTTCACAACGACATTTTTCTTTTTGAGAATTTACTAATTTTTTCAATCTGTTTTGTTCTACAACAATAATACTTTTTCCTTTAAGGGACGAAGATCCCGGACCATGTAATATATCCGATTCACAATATGGTAAACCATCTACTTCTAAATCGCATTTAATTTTATCAGATTTATCAACCTCATTCCACATATTACAAGCATTTCCATCTTTACTA